TTTCATTTTCGTGAGTTTGGAAACGGAAGTGCTAATGGGAATGCTACTTATGCAGATGCAAGTATGCTTACTAGTAGTAGTGATGATATTATCTATGTAATGGATGACGGACTTACTAGCTTGTCTGCTGATGATGTCTACGTTAATGCAAATTACGGATTACTACGTTACGATACTGGAGATAAATTTTATTTCACTTTTATAGGAACTGGCATTTCTTGGAATACATCGTTAGGAATAAAACATTGGGCGCAAAATCTTCCTTACAGCACACATATTGTGGAAATGGCAAGCGTTACTTCTTCTGATCAAGGACACGTTAAAATTGATGGAGTTACTATTAAAGACGATTTTGCTAATTCTGGGGATTTACATATCTATAAATGGCATCCTTTTGATGACATAACCTTCCACCAACCCAAGAAACCACCAATCCCTGAAGATGCTGTAGTGTTATGTGACTATATGCTGATGGCAGACTATGTAAAAGCGACTGCCGGAGCAGGCAACAAAGTTTCTAAAGGAGTTAGGGTTGTTTCCACAAGTAGGGACTGTTTCCATGACACCTCTGATACATTTGGAGCTTTAGCTGTATCTCCTGCTGATCATCCCCCTTTTGGTTTTACGGGCATATATACTAGTGGTAGTCCAAGTGCAGGAGCAACGAAATGTAAACTACCTTCATTTGGTACACATTTGGAAGTTAATAGTTATGCAAATCGTGGTGATATTTTTGTAGATGGGGTAGACATGGCAAACAGTGATGCAGGCGGTTCAAATGAAACTGCTCTTTTAACTCAAGATACCGCTTCTCCTTTAGGATTGCATATTTTTGAATCTCGTAATTCGTCTAGTAACCACAATATCCTTAGTATGCGAATTGCCACTCCAATCCACACATCCTCCCATTACCAATCCTTTGAAACCCCATTTCTTCATGAGTTAATTGGAGGTGATCGCAATATGGAACAGACCAATTTAGTTGTGTCTCCAGATGGTAAAAGTT